ATGCGACATGGCCCTTTACATTCAATCCGCTAACGCTCTTGTTAGCCGTGTAGCCCAATGGGTGGGGGCCATTCCCAGCACAATCGGCATCAACGCAACAGCATACAACTCCACCACCAAAGTTATTACCTGCTCTGCAAACCCAACTGCCCTTGTTTTGATTGGTGATTTTATTGGGCCCAACATCATGGGTCCTTTTGCTTCTGTCATGGCAGTATCGTCTACCACCATCACCGTTGATGACCCAGATGGCACATGGACAGGCTTAACCTTGCCGACAACCATCCTAAAGCTGCCAACCGCATCGTCTTTGGAAATTCAGTCCTGCATTCAGATGGCTGAACTAAAGATGCGAACAATTGAGCTTCCTGCTCTGCGTTCGAACCCCTACGATGCAACCCCTACCGTTCTGGTAACAAACGCACAAGGCATGGCTCCAATCCCTGCTGACATGTGCTTCCCAATTCTGTTCTTCCAAGAAAGTCAACCTACTGACCAGCCCCCAGGTGGAACCAACTTGGGTCCTTGGATTGTGTATGACAGGGTTGGTGACCGAGAGATCATTCGTAGACGGATGATTGACCAGTTGTACATCCGTCCATTTGGTGTTCCACGGGTTATTCGGGCCTCTTTCTCTGAAGTCGGTCCTAACTATGTGTTTACCCCAAACCCCGGTGAGAACGTCATTATCAAGGCGTACTACCAAAAGACATTCCCATTCCTGTTTAGCCCAACAGCAGATGTTGTCTATCCTATTGTTCAAAACAATGGGATTCTGGCTTCATTTCCTGAGGGTTATCTGTACGGTACTTTGTGGGCTTACTACGACAAGAATAAAAACATCGAAGAAGCCCAGAAATGGATTGGTCGCTTTGACGATGCCTATGGTCTAATTGAAGATCAAAACTACAAAGGAAAATGGCGTGGTGGTGATCAACACCTCACTTCTGAATTCCAGCCTCGAACCTACCGATATTCATTTAAGTGAGGTAAAAGATGGCTACAAGCGGTCTTTACGGCTCCAGCACAGCAGGTGTTGTACCTGCTAATCCTGGTGCAGAAACAACTGGTCTTTACGGCACTACAGTAAGGTTTGGTGTCACTGGTCCTACGGGCCCAACTGGTCCTACAGGAACCACTGGGGCGACAGGCGCTACTGGCGCAACAGGCTCAATAGGCTTAACTGGGCCTACAGGCAGTACGGGTCTAACTGGCCCTACTGGGACTCAAGGCATTCAAGGCCCAACAGGCTCAACTGGCAATACTGGTGCTCAGGGTCCATTTGGTCCTACTGGCTCACAAGGCGTCCAAGGTCTGCAAGGCATTCAAGGCAATACTGGACCAACAGGACCTACTGGCTCAACAGGTACTTCTGGTGCTGGTGGAGCATTGGGTTATTGGGGTTCTTTCTACTCAACCCAAGATCAGGTAGCTGCAAGCACAACAGTTGCTTATCCAATCACGCTCAACAATACTGACCCTGATTCAAATGGCGTTAGTGTTGTTTCAAACAGCAGAATCACATTTGCTTATCCAGGTGTTTACAACATTGAGTTCTCTGTCCAAGCAGACAGGGTTTCAGGCTCTGGAGTTGACACCATTGATATCTGGTTCAGAAAGAATGGAACAGATCTTCCTGAAAGCAACGGCGTTATAACGGTATCAGGTGGTGCTGCTGCTGCAAAGACTATTGCGGCATGGAACTACATGCTTGAGCTGGTTGCCAATGATTACGTTGAGCTGATCTGGAGAACTTCAGACATTCGTCTTGAGCTTATTCACGAGCCAGCAGGAACAAGCCCGACTCGACCAGCAGTACCAAGCGTTATTGTTACTGCTCATCAGGTGATGTATACCCAACTGGGTCCAACAGGTGCAACAGGCTCTACAGGTCCTACAGGTCCTACAGGTCCTACAGGGACATTTGGCCCTACTGGCTCAATTGGTCCTGCTGGTCCAAGCACAGTGATTTCAAACTTAGATGGCGGTGCTCCTAATTCCAATTATGGTGGCATTACAAGTATCGATTGTGGTGGAGTTTAAAAATGGCAATTCAAATTCAATATCGTCGTGGTTCTGCTGCTGATTGGACGACAACCAATCCAATCTTGGCTATTGGTGAGCCAGGGTACGAAACAGACACTGGTAGATTCAAAGTGGGTAACGGTTCTACCGCTTGGACAGGATTGCCATACTCTTCTGGCATTCAAGGTCCAACAGGTCCTACGGGGGCTGTAGGACCAACTGGCCCAACAGGTATTCAGGGCATTCAGGGCATTCAAGGCCCCACAGGTCCTACAGGCCCACTAGGCCCAACAGGTCCTCAAGGCATTCAGGGTATTCAAGGTATCCAAGGTGTTGCTGGTCCTACAGGTCCAACGGGATCTATTGGCAACACAGGACCAACAGGTCCTACTGGTGCAACTCCTGCTATTGGTGGCACAAACACCCAAGTCCAGTTCAACAACGCAGGTGTGTTTGGCGGCTCTTCAAACCTGACATTCAACGGCACAATTCTTACTGCTGCTGGCTTTGCTGGCCCACTAAACGGGACTGTGGGCGCTACAACGGCCTCTACGGGTGCGTTCACATCCCTGACCGACTCAGGCAACCTGACATTCACAGGTACTGGCAACCGCATCACTGGCGACTTTAGCAATGCAACTATTGCAAACCGAGTGGCGTTTCAGACAGGTACGGTAAATGGTGCAACTAGGCTTTCACTGATCCCGAATGGAACATCAACAACAGCTAGTTTGTCTTTATTTAACAACAGTGACCCTGCTAACTCAAGTAATGTTGCACTTGCTGTAAGCTCAACAGAAGCTCAAATTACTTCAAGTCTCGCAGGCACTGGCACTTACCTGCCCATGACCTTCTTCACAGGAGGCAGTGAGCGAGTCAGGATTGATACGTCTGGCAACGTAGGGATTGGGACAACTTCGCCAGCAGGAAAGTTGCACGTTAACGGTGGAACATTTGACTCTTTAACTATAACTGGCAACAGCGCTAACTCCGTTGGTATGCGGTTTCAAAACACTGCTGCAAGCTCAAAAAACTATAACATTGGCTCAAGTGGTGGAGGTGTTGGCGCTGCTGGTTCATTCTTTATTTACGATGACACCGCAGCAGCAGCACGGCTGGTCATTGACACCTCCGGCAACGTAGGGATTGGGACGAGTACGCCAGCAGAAAAACTTGATGTTGTGGGAAATACCAGAACGGCAGTTGCTACATCAGCAGACGTTTATTTTAAAGCACAGAACTCAGCAGGCTCTTTGTTTTTGTTGCAGAAATCATCCAGTGCTGCAATTTATACGCCGACTTCTCAACCTTTGATTTTTGACATTGCTGGCGAACGCGCCCGTATCGACTCCAGCGGGAATTTGCTGGTGGGGACTACGAGTCAGGTCAGCGGCTCTGGCGCAAAACAAACAATTCGTTGGGATAGCTCTTCAGTGCAGGGCATAACGCTACAAACATCTTCTGCCACTTTTGCGGGCAACGCAATTAAGTTTGTAAATTCTTCAGGTGGTGAAAGTGGATACATAGCTCAAGCGGCAAGTTCTGTTAATTACTCAACATCTTCTGACTACAGGTTAAAAGAAAACATTGAGCCAATGATGGGTGCTTTGGCAAAAATTGCCCAACTCAAGCCGTGCACATATAAATGGAAAGTGGATGGCTTGGCTGGACAGGGTTTTATTGCTCACGAACTGCAAGAAGTCGTACCTGAGTGCGTTACAGGTGAGAAGGATGCTGTAGACGCTGAAGGCAATCCGCAGTACCAAGGCATTGACACATCATTCCTTGTGGCAACCCTGACAGCAGCCATCCAAGAACAGCAAGCCATCATCACAGCCCTGACTGCCCGTGTCGCAGCCCTCGAATCTAACTAAGGAACCACCATGACAACCTACCTCTGGACAATTCAACAAATGGATCGCTTAACCTCTGATGGGTTCGTGGTCACAGTGCATTACAACGTATCTGCCACCGATGGTACATACAACGCATCCACCTACGGCACTGTGGGCTATCAAGAACAGCCCGGTGAGACATACATCCCTTACGACCAATTGACCGAAGCACAGGTGGTTGGTTGGGTGCAGACAAGCCTTGGCAAAGACGATGTTGAAGCCAGCTTGCAAAGCCAAATTGACGCACAGATTAACCCCGTGCAGCAATCAGGCACACCTTGGAGCGCATAAATGAAATTACTTGTCACCACCCTTGCAGTGCTGTCCCTGACAGGCTGCGCCACTGGACAGTACCAAGCCTACGCTGATGCCCACAAGGCCCAAGCAGCAGCCCAAACAGCCCGTTACCAAGCCCTTGCCGACATTGCCAAGATGGGTGACACCACTGCCAAGGTCGCAGCGGTCATGTCCCTGCAAATGGGCAGTCAACAGAACACGCAGATCAATGCTCCAAAGTCATGGGCAGACTATGCCTTGCAGTGGACAGGTCTGCTACTGCCAACTTTTGGGCAGGTGTACACCATCAACAAACAAACCAGCTTGGGGCTGCGTCAGTCTGACAATGCCACAGCATTGGGTGTCAGTACCAATAGTGCCTTTGTCGGCATTGCATCTCAGATCCAAGCACCAGCAGCCAACGTCACTTTGAGTGGCACAGGCGTGATCGGTGCAGGTACTTATTCGATTGGAGCAAACAGTGGTCAAAACTCTGGCAACAGTGGTCGCTTGGCTGGTGGCGCTATTACTGACAATACGGCTGTACCAACTGTGGTGACAAGTACGAATACCACAACGACTAACACCACTACATCTGTAGCACCTTAAAACATTGAAATGTATAGGAATTGAAATGACCAGAAAACTCAAGATAGCAATATCTGCAATTAGCAAAAACGAAGAAGCTTTTGTCCAGCGGTTTTGCGACTCAGCAAAAGACGCAGACTTAATTTGCATTGCAGATACTGGCTCAACTGACAACACGGTTCAACTTGCATTGGAGTGTGGCGCAAAAGTGTATGACATTTGCATCAGCCCTTGGCGGTTTGATTTGGCTCGAAATGCTGCCATTGCACTGCTCCCAAAAGACATTGATATTGTCATTAGTCTTGATCTGGATGAGGTCTTGGAGCCAGGGTGGCGTGAGGAAATTGAGCGAGTATGGGTTGAAGGCACAACTAGACTGCGCTACAAATTCGATTGGGGCTGTGGAATCAGTTTCTTTTACGAGAAGATTTTTGCTCGTCATGGCTATAGGTTTTGGCATCCAGTTCATGAATATCCTAAGCCTGATGGCAGGATTACAGAAGTCTATGCCCATACCGACATGCTGTTGGTAAGCCATCACCCTGATCCAACCAAGTCTCGTGGTCAGTACATGCCACTGCTAGAGTTGGCAATCAAGGAAGATCCATTCTGTCCTCGTAATGCTTTCTACCATGCTCGTGAACTAACCTTCTACGACCGATGGGAAGAGGCCATACAGGCACTGAATCGTTATCTGGCTATGCCTGAGGCTACTTGGGCTAATGAACGCTGCTATGCCATGCGATTGCTTGGCAAGTCACATGATGAACTGGGTCACTGGCACGATGCCCTAAAGTGGTACAGATTGGCTTGTGCTGAAGCACCTGGAACCCGTGAGCCTTGGGTTGATCTGGCTATGTTTGCTTACAGGTCAAGCATGTGGATTGATGGTTATTCAGCGGCTAAGAATGCCTTGCTGATAACTGACAAGGCCCTTGTGTATACGATGGACCCAAGTGTCTGGACTGAGAAACCTTTGGACTTGGCTTCTATCTGTGCTTGGCATCTTGGGCACAAGGACGAAGCAATTGAATTCTGCAAAAAAGCTTTAGAATTCAACCCAACTGATTCCCGTCTTATCAGAAACTTAGAACAAATGACGGAACCAACAATGGTGGATTAACATGAGCGATTACACCCGTCTGAGAACCCCATTTACTAACATGTCCTTCACACCGGATGTGCCTAGTAATGCTTTGGGTCCAAATGAATATAACAATGGACGGAATGTAGAAGCTGATGTTCGTGGGATCAAAAAGATCTTTGGTGAAGAAGAGATTCTGACTGCCATTCCTGCTGATCCCATCTTTATGGAAGGTGGTTATCGCACAGAAACCCAGTGGGTATACATTGTTGCTACCAGAAACGCCTCTAACCAAGGCAAGTGGTACATGCTGACCTCTGCTGGTATTAGCAACATTACCCCTGGTGTTGGTGCTAATCCCTCTGTGTTTCTACCTGGATACACGGCTAATTTAAATATCACAACCTCATGGGTTGGTGGTGTTTTCTTTGCCAACGATACATTGACCAACCCAATGTATTTCTTGCCTACTTCCAATGAAATGACGGTTACGTCTAATGCAACGTGGAACTACGATGTTGGGGTAACAAGCACCGTTGCTGGGTTTGTGAGAAGTTACTGCTCTCCAAACGTAGGCAACATTTTGATTGCAGGTAACCTGACCAAGGTTTCTGGTGGTATCCAAAGCAACTTCCCAACTACTGTTCGTTGGTCACAGTCTTTTGCCAATACAGGCATTCCCAATACATGGGAACCTACCTTATCCAACATTGCCAACGAGCAAGAGGTTCCAGTTCGTGGACCATTGGTTGATGGCTTCTTTTTGGGTGGCAACTTCTACGTTTGCTCCTATTGGGATACTGTTGTCTTCTCACCCATTAACTACCAAAACTCCACTGCTCCAGTGTTTGGTTTGCGTTTGTTAAACCAAGGCAGGGGACTGCTGAACAACAATTGCTGGTCTGGTACTGACGCTAATGTTTATGGCGTAGATTCCAGAGATATATGGGTATTTGATGGAAACTCTTTCCAATCACTTGGCAACCAAAAAGTAAAAAACTACTTCTACAGCAATATAAGCACATCATATTCTGACCGTATATTTATGGTCAACAATACTCAGAAGAACCAGATTGAGATTTATTACCCTGATCTGACTTCTACTGGTTATTGCAACAAGATGCTCTCTTGGAGATATGACATCCAAGTGTGGAATGCTCCTAAGGACATTGAAAATGCTTGCATGGGTACAGAGGGTCCTCAGTTCATTTCTGGTAGTTTCAAATTGGCTTCTCGTGTTGTTACATATGCCCGAGGTGGTGTAACTAGTCAAAGGTTGATTCAGACAAACATTGGTAATTCGTTTATCAACGCTGCTGCAATTCCTGTGTTGTTTGAGCGAAATAACGTGGTTTTGCAATCAGACAAGGGACCTATTCCATACAGTTCCAAAGTGTATATACACAGACTTCTTCCTGAGATCTCGGGTACTGGTGCTATCAACATCTCTGTTGGTGGTGCTAACTCCACTGCTCAAGCTCCTGTGTATGGTCAAACAGGGACAACATTGATCGATACAAACAGCCCTTGGGTGACAACTCAACAAAACGCTGTTCGCACTGTATCGGTTAAGGTTGAAACCAATGATGCAACCAACACTTGGAACATGACCGCCATGAACTGGCAAGCAACTCTTGTTGAGGATGCTTTCTAATGCCGTTTGCACTGGACTCCAATCCATCCAACATTGAGTTGTCGGATGCCATCAATTACCTGTTGGGTAACTTTGGCGCAAACCTGAGTGCTGACCCCAATACAGGTCTGATTACGGGCCCTACAGGTCAAACAATTGCCTACCTGTACAAGTATTTGTCTATCAAATACGCAGACAGTGCTGATGGCTCACTCAACTTTAGCAACTCACCAACTAACCGTTTGTACTACGGTGCGAGAAACAACAACAGCTCTGTTGAGTCAACAAACCCTGCTGACTACATCTGGCTTCAAGTTGCTGGTGGTTTTAGCACTACCAAGTTCTTTTTTTACAAGGTAAGTGGTGGTCGTCAGCTTGAGATTTTTGTTGGCACTGTTGCTCCTGGTTATGGTTGGGAGCAAGATGATGGCACTGCTATTGATCTTGATGCCATCAGCGTAACCATTACTGCAACACCAACTATCTATCAGTGGACAGGATCGTCTACTCCTCCTGCCAGACCATCGACAACAACAATCTACACTTGGGCTACAGGGACTTACACAGCACCTGCTGGCTGGGCAGTTGAAGCTCCTTCAAATACCACCCCCGGTGATTATCTTTGGGCAATTGCAATTACCATTGTTCAAACTGGCGGCATCAATACAACTGTATTGGATTGGACAAATGTTGCTTACGCTATTCGTGCTGTTGGTCTAAATGGTGAAACTGGAGCAACTGGTAATAGTGCTTTAACAGCTTATAGAGTTCAGGATCAGGCTTCTGCCACTCCATCCTTTACAACTCCCACATCAGGCCCTAATGCTCCTGCTGGATGGACCTTAGCAACACCAGCGGTTTCCGTTGGTCAGGTGCTTTGGTACATTCAAGGAGAATACAACGGGTCAGGAACATTGACCATCAACGGTGTAGCTCCCAACACTACACGTTGGACAGGTCCTATTGCTGCAAGTGTCTTCCAAGACATCAGGTCTGACAACTGGAACGGCTCTAACCCTCCATCGTTCGGCTCTCCTGGCACTTGGGGTACTACTGGTTACTACATCTCCAGATCCACTGGTACAGCCATCCTAAACAACCTTGGAGCCCGAGGAACAATCCAATCAGGCTCAACTCCTGCCATCAGTGGGACATCAATGACGGGTGCTGGCGCTGTGATTAACAGTAATGGCACTTTTGCTGTTGGTGACTCTGCAAACAACATTACCTACAACGGAACAACCGTAACTCTGAATGGTCAGATTGTTACTTCTGGCAATTTGAATGTTGCAAACTTACAGGCGGTATCTGCCAGCACTGGCAACTTGACTGTTACGGGTACTTTCCAAGCCAACACTGCTGCAATTAGCGGAACCACTATGACGGGTTCTGGTGGAATCTTGTATTCATCTGGAAACTTTGCTTTTGGAAATTCAACTGCAAATATTACATACAATGGATCAGTTGTTTCTATTAACAACTTTTTGAATGCAACAACATCAAATACGAATAATACCAACCCAAATTTATATCCAGCAACAAATACAATTTTGACTTTTGTTCCTGTAATAAATAAATTCATGGTTGCCGGGGCAAGTATTGCAGTAGAAGTTGGCATTCCTTTTTCTGATCCTGCTGTATCTTGTCTTGTTATTGCAAGAATTTCAATTTACGACAAATTTGGCAATCCAGATTTGGCTACTTCAAATTCTTTGTACATTGGTGGGGTCCTATTAACAGGACCAGCATCAACAAAAAGATTGTTTGGATCTGCTGCAAGTTACCATGTTTACTTTGCTTCATCAGCCACATATACACAAGGTGATGCATTTACTGTAAGAGTGGAACTTACCCCGATTTTTGTAGATGCTTCAGGTAATGGAGTAACTCCAAGCAGTCAAAGTTTTAGCTTAATAACAACTTCAATGCTTTACCAAGTAAACGTATGAAATATTTTATTCTTTCAAATCCAAACACAAAAGAAATTGTAGTTAATGGATCTTGCCAAGATGATAATTTGGATTGCCAAAAGCAAGACGGACTTGAATTGTTGGAAGGAAAAGGAACTTCATCAACTCATTATGTTGACAATGGGTTAATTATTGAATATCCATTGGAAATACAAAACAAAAAATCAACACTGCAACCATTTTATTTGAAGTGGTCAAATGAAATATTTGATTGGGTTGACACAAGAAATACTCAAGAAAAATACAATTTTGCTTGTGGTTCTGTAAAAATAAATCGCAATGATTTGTTGTATAAATCTGATTGGACTCAAATTACCAACAATCCGTTAACGCCAGAATTGCAACAGCAATGGGCAGTTTACCGCCAACAATTAAGAGACATCACAGAACAATCTGGGTATCCTTTCAACATCATCTGGCCTACGCCACCACAAGGATAAAATATGGGAATGCAATCAGCTCAGGTCCAATCAGGGACCCAACCTCAAGGCAAGGGGTTTGCACAGCCTGTAAACCCTCCTGCTCAAAGCAATATGCCTCAAGTAATGCGTCAAGATGGGCTTGATCAAAATGCCATTAACGCTGATCCAGCAGGGTTTCAGAGCTGGCAGCAAAGACGACAAGCACAGCAGACACAGCAAATGCAATCATCACAAGGCAAAGGCAGTACCACCAATGCCGCTACTTCTGGTCAACCAACCTATGGTCAACCAAACAACTATCCAAATACTGTTGGTCAGTGGGATAATGCAAGCATTCAACGAACTAACCAGCAACCTATGGGTGGCGGGAAAGGCAAAGGCTAAATATGGGCGGCGGTAAAGGTAGTAGCTCCTCGGCTCCAGTAGTCACAGAAGAACAAAAAGAACTTCTAAGACAACAAACTGGTTTTCTCACAAACACAGCATTTCCTGCTTACCAAAGAACTGTTGGTATGGCAGGTGATGTATACGGCAATGTTAGCCCTGCTGTAAACACTGCTGCTCAAACGGCTATGGATGTCAGTGGACGAGCTGGCGCATTACAAGAAACTGCTGGAACTGGTGCTTTGACCACAGGCATTACTGGTCAAGGCAATCTTGCTGGTTACCAGGAAGGCGCTGGTCGTGGGCTGTTTTCTGGTGGTGCAGGTCAACTTGGCGAAGGTGCTGGTTACCAACGTGATGTTGGTAGGATTCTGGGTGCTCAAGGTGCTAGTCAACTTAATGCACTTTTTTCCCCTCAGTACAAGCAAGAGCAAATTCAAGCTTCTTTGCAACCTGCTCGAGAAGAGATCCGTGAGCAAATGGGTCAACAAGCAGCCATGTTTGGTGGTGCTGGTGGTCTAGGATCTTCCCGTCAAGCATTGGCCTCTCGTAACCTTGCAAGCCTTGGTGAACAGCGTATGGGCTCTGTTGCTGCTCAGACATCTGCTGGTGTTGAAAGCCAACGTCAACGTGCTGCTGAATCATTCTTGGGTGCTGGTCAAACTGCTACTGGTCAAGCACAAAGTGCTTATAGTCAATTGATGGGTGCTGGTGCTGGTGCTCTGGGTCAAGCAGGTAGTTTGTTTGGATCCCTGACAGGTGCTGGTCAATCTGGCCTGTCTGCTGCTCAACAATCGGCTGCTAGTCGTATTGGGTTTGCTGGAGCGCCACAGGATGTGTTGTCCAAATACGCATCTGTTATTTACGGTACACCACAAGCTTCTACAACGCCCAACTTTGCTGGCACACAAGGCCAGAGAACAAGCAGCAAGGGCTTTGGCTTCTAAGGAACAATCATGGCAGCAGAAACACCTTTCGGCGCAAGCTTTGGAGATCCTCGTAGGTACATGGGACAGAGTCCTCTTGCTGAAATTGGCAAGGCTCTAAAAACTGGCGGCATTCTTTATGGTTTGCAAAAGTCTGGAGCTATTGAAGCTTTAGACAAAATGGGAATCAAGTCTGATGGTAAGGGTGGGTTTAATCTCCCAACAACACAACCTGCTGGCGCTGTTCCTCCAACTATGCAGCCAATGGGCACTAGGTCTATTGCTCCTCCGCAACTTGGGGCTGCTCCTCCTGTTGCACCTCCTATGTCTGGGGCTGAAGTAACACCCCTGCCAGACTCTGGACCTTCCAATGTGCAGATCAATACATTTGCTCCACCACCACCAGATGCTGGTCGGCAAATCTTGGAGGGAACATTTCAACCTCAGTCTTCTGTTATTGACGTTACCAATGAAACTGACTTCAATCCATTTGTTCCGGATACAGGGAACCAAGTTGCTTTGACAGGCAATGAGTATCAGCAGACTCCCGGCTTTGGCAGTGGTCAAGATAAAGCTGGCAAACTAATGAAAATTATGGGGATGGGATAAACATCATGCAAGAAACAATGAACCCTCCAGCAGTCACTGCATATCCAAGTGCATTAATTGATGCTGCCCAAATTAAAAATCAAGCCAACCAAGACCTTCAAACAAGGAACGTGGATGGCTTGTTAAGCACCGCAACAAAAATGGGCTCAGGTACTGCTGAAGGCCGAGCCATAGTTGACACAGTTAAAGACATTCAAGACCGTGGCTTTCAATTTAAAACATTGACTGCACCTATTGAGAATGCCAAGACTGACAGTGAGCGTAACCTTGCTGCTGCAAATGCTTTGCGTAACGTGACTGAGCAGCCTTTGTACGGTCAAGCTTTGGTTGCCTTCATGATGGGCAACAAAGAAGCTGCGTTCAACTTGGCAACAGGTGGTCAGGTCAAAACTTCTGTAGAGTTTGCAAAAGACAATGGCAACATTATTGAAGTACGAGCCAATGCTCTTGGTCAACCTCAAAGCTACTTTGACCGTGGCTTGGGCAGACTGCTAACCCCTGAGGAATATTCTCAGCGTGGTGGTAGTGTTACCGACTTTGATCGAACACTTGCAGGTAAAAACCTTGAGCAAAACCGTGGCAAGTACAACCAAGCCTTTAGTGAAGAAAAGGTTGCAAACAGGGCTTTGTTTACAGCGTTTAACGGCATCAATGGCAAGGTTGATACGTTAGATAAGCTTGTGTCAAATTTGAAGTTTGGTCTTCCTGGTGATGTGTATGCCAATTTGGTTGGCACTTTGTCTACTGCTCAAGGTCAATCAAGCACTAAGTCTGACTCTTCAACATATTTGAACCAAATCCAAGAAAACGCTTCTGCTGGTCGAGGCCAGAAGATTGACACTGCTCTTGCTGCAAAGCTTGGCATTCCCAATAAATACCTTGGGGAAACATTTACTATTGATGGCAAATACTTAGTGTCAAAAGACAACTCGGTTCGAGTTAGTACAGATGGCTTGAAGCAACAAACAGACAGTGCAAGTCTTGCTAATGAGACATCTAAAAACACTGCTTCAAACCTAGAGAGCGTTTTGACTTCAGAAAGCTTTAAGGCTGCTATTGCTGGCAAATCAAAAGAAGAGCAAGGCAAGATTGTTCAGCAGATGAGAGCAGCTCTGACCTTGAGCAACGAGATTGGCTCTGAGATTAACAAGACAATAGACAAGTACGGCAAACCTTCTTTTATCTCTTTGCCTACATCTGTGACGTTTGCAGATCCTCAATCCCAGTTCATGATTCAACTTGAAACATTGCGTCAGAACAGGGACATGATCAATGCGTATGCTCCATACTTTGAAGAGACTGCTGGTGTTTACGACAATGCTAAAACATTGCCTGTGCCTGGAACCATTGGAGCCAACTTTGTAAACAAAGACATCTTTAAAGAGATTCGTAACAATTACGCTGACAAGATTCAACAAATTGTAAATACAGATTTTTCTAATCGTTCTACAAGACAAACACAACCAACAGCGCAACCAAGAGCTGCTGGGCCTGTTGCTCCTCCTGAAACAAAAACAAAACCAAAAGCCAGACCTCCTTTGGCTGATCTCAAGAAACAAGCTGGAGGTTAATGATGGCTGAATTTAATGAAGCTAAATTTCGTTCTGCCGCCAAAGCTGCTGGCTACTCTGATGAAGAGATCAATGCAGAGTTAGGTGTTCCCACTGGTGCTGTTGCTCCTCAAGCGGTTAGTAGTGGTTCTGAAACTGCTGCTAAATTTCAATCAGAAGCCGACACAAAAAGGGCTGCAATTGTTCAAGGCTATGAAGATAGCATCAAAAAGGACGCATCAGAATCCCCAATGACTATGGCGGGTGTTCTGACATCTCCTGCTGCATTGGTAACTGGCTCTGCCATTCTCGGGGCATTGGCTACATATGCTGCTCCTAGAATTTCTAAAAGCATCAAAGACCGCTACATGACCAAAACTCCTGAGATTGACCGAACCATCGACATTCCAACAGGTGGTTTTTTTGATATTGCACCGGATGCAACTTTAAACCCCCTTGGTCAACCTACGGCTGAAACTATCAATAAGGTTCAACGAGCAGAACAACTGGCTGAAGCCAACAGACAACTAGGCATTGGTGGTAACCAGCCTGTACCACCTACAGCTCCTGTAGCAGCCCCTGTAGCCCCTCCTGAGGCTATTGCAACACCCATCACAGCAGCTCCTGTAGATGCTCCTGCACCAACACCTACTCCTGGCCCTAACTCTCCTGTGACAAGCATCGTTACTGATACTGTCAAAGAGATGATTCAGGAAGCACCTGTTCAACCTATGGCTCCACAACCTGTTGCACCTCCTCAAGAGCTGCGTACAGGCACTGGTAAACCTGCCTTTGCTGGCATGGGCCCAGCAGCAGCGCTGAACAAGAAGGGTGAGCCTAAGTTCAAGACTGAATATCCAGGGATGGAAGCTGTTCCTTCTGGTTATGCTTTTGTTCCAAACGCCCAATACATTGACACTCCCCGTCAAAACATTGGTCAACCGGAATACACCAAGGCATACACAAACCAGCCTTTTCCATTGACAAACGAGTTGGCTATTCAAGAGTCAAAAGACATCAACAAATTGTTGGGCAGGGCTACCCGTGCTGAAATGATTGCTGCTGGTTTGCCTCCTGCTGAAACTACCCCCGGCATTACCAAGAAGACTTCTGCTGGTACAAAATCTGTAAGGGTTGCAGGTACTCTTGGTGCTTTGATGGCTGTTACCGACCTTGCCAAAGCAGACACTCCCGGTCAACGAGGCATGGCAGGTGCTGGATTGCTTGAAGCCGTTCTACCCCCAGGCTTTACCATGTCAGGTGCTGGTGAGGGTTCTGACATGCCTCCTAGGGCAGTGGATCCAAGAATGGCAAACATCAACATGACAAATGCCAGCATGTTTGCTCCCACTGCAAATGATGTATTTGCTGGTAATCCTTACGCTCAATCGGAGCTTGCCAAGAGGCGTAGACAGGAAGCGGAATATACTCGTAAGGTTGGTGCTGGTCGTGGCATCGCTCCCCCATCTGCCTATCCGAGGTAATCATGCATCAAGAAGTATCACATGCAGAAATCTATGCTCGTTTAATACTGGTTGAAGAAAAAGTAGATCGTATTGATGCCAATACTCAAGGCGTAGTAAAAGCTTTTGAGGCTGCTGCTGGTGCTTTTTTGGTACTTGAAATGCTTGGAAAGATTGCAAAACCTGTACTGTTTATTGGTGGGTTGTTTGGAATTGCTGCTGTCTGGTGGCAAACAATTAAAGACCATTTGAAATGAAAGATTGGGCCATTGCATTTATTGCAGCGGCCTTTCTTGTTGGGCTTGTGATTTGGAGTATTTACATTTTTTTGTGGGCTTTGCAATGACCGGATCAGAAACAGCGGCAGCGGGTGGATGGCTAGTTGGAAAACTTGCTCCAGCAATCGGTGGATTGTTTGGCGGCTTGTCGCTTGCTATGTTTTGGACACCAGAAAAGTTGCGTGAAAAAGGTAAGGTAGCAAGTGTGTTCATTGCTGGTGGCATATCTGCAATGGCAGGTTTTGCTTTTACTGGAATGACTGCTTCTTACCTTGGAATTACTGGTGACAAGATAGATGTAATTATTGGCTTGGCTTGGTTGCTTGGTTTGTGTAGCGTTGCTGTTATGAACTGGATCGCAAACTTTATGTCTAAGCGAGAACACATGGACATTGCGGAAGTGGCTGTAGAAATTAACCAGACTCGACAACGCATTCAGGGTGGCGCTCCAAAGCAAAGCAATGCCCCTCGAAAGCGCCTGACCGCAAGGAGTAAACGAGCATGAATGTAGCTGGCTGGTTGCTTGCTGTTCTGGTGCTTGAATTAATTGCCATTGTGCTAGTTGCTTACCTGTCGTTTTCTGGCTTTTTTGACGGTATGCGGATCGTTGCAAAGATTGGCATCTGGATGATGACCACCGGGCTAATGGTGCAGATCATGCGCTCCCTGCACTACTTTGAGTTTGGCGCATACCCAGTGGACACCATTTTTCCGCTGTGGGTCACAAAAGACATTGGCGCATCACTAATTGTCTTTGATTTGTTTTTACTTTCAAAAAAGAGGTAATTTATGTTTCCACTCGCAGCACTATTAGATGTCGGCGGCAAGCTAATTGACAAACTCATTCCTGATCCAGAAGCGAAAGCCAAAGCACAACTTGATCTAGCAAAGATGGCTCAAGACGGTGAGTTGGCTCGAATGGCTAACGAGACTGAGCTTTACAAGGCAGAGCAAAACAACCTCACAGACCGCCTCAAAGCAGATATGGGGTCTGACTCTTGGTTGTCCAAAAACATTCGCCCTATGACCCTCCTGATGATCCTGGGAGGGTATTTCACCTTTGCCATGATGTCAGCATTTGATTACGACACCAATCAGTCTTACGTCCAGTTGCTGGGCCAATGGGGCATGCTGGTCATGTCCTTTTACTTTGGGGGAAGGACCCTTGAAAAGATCATGGACATGAAGGCAAACAAAGACAGGGACCCAAAGTGATTACTGCTGAACAACTTAAAGAGTTGCACATTGATGACGATTGGCTAGAGCCTTTGAACGAGGCTATGCTGCGCTATGAGATCAACACACCACTGCGTATAGCTGCGTTCATTGGTCAGTGCGCTCATGAGTCAGGTAACTTTAAAACGCTGCAAGAAAACCTCAATTACTCAGCGGAAGCCTTGTGCCGTGTTTGGCCTAGTAGATTCCAAAATCTTGAGGTAGCAAAACCGTATCACCGCAATCCCGACAAGATCGCAAACAAGGTATACGGAGGTCGTATGGGGAATGGAACCGAAGAGACTGAGGAAGGTAGTCTGTATAAAGGCCGTGGCCTCATCCAGTTGACCGGGAAGGACAATTACACTCTCTGTGGTGATGCCTTGCAAGAGGACTTCATTCATTCGCCTGACCTTTTGTTGTCTCCAAAATATGCCACTTTGAGCGCTGCATGGTTTTGGAATAAGCGTGGCCTAAACAAAGAGGCCGATGCTAAAGACTACACCGCCATGACCAAGAAGATCAATGGGGGTGTAATCGGGTTACAGGACCGTATCAAGCACATTAATCATGCGCTAGAGGTCTTGTCCTGATATTGCAACTCAAGCAGCAGTTCTAGGTAATGGATTGCTTTCTTGATGTCAGCAGCTCCATTTTTTTCCTTGTGACGGGTAACGTATTTCACTACGTTGCCTTCACAAAACCCTAGATTGTTTGCATAAATGTAGACAATAGGCTGGATGCCTTTGTTTTTGTAGTAACTGCCTGATACCTGTTTATCAAGTACAGATGTAGGCTCACACACAATTGGTGTGCAGCCATGTATTTCGCAAATATCTGGTGATGGGCAAGTATCGCAAAGCATCACAACTCCTTTTATTTGGCAAGCAACCAAACACGCAACCCACCTTCTTCTTTGCGGGTACTGATTACCTTATTAGGGTAAACCTTCTTAGAGTTGTTGATCTGTGCTCTGATGTAACTAATCTTTTTAGGATCAGCACAAGGGATCAAGAAAGAATCACCCGCCTCCATTTGCTCAAATGGGTAAGCTTTTCTTGAGGACAGGGGGACATTTTTTTCAATTGTGAACATGATTTTCTTTCGTAAAGGGGGCCTACTCGCTGCGTCTGGTGTCTCTCTGTAGTCTCAGGCACGTTCCCCAATAACCAGCATCCGCTTTCGGCCCCAAAATTAATGAGTCCCGCCAATTTCCATTGGGGGTTGTGTTTGTTCCTGTTCTTTAAACTGCTCAACTAACTTTTGGTGCAATGGGTAAGCGCCTGTTTCTGTGGGCAGTTGTCCGATAACACGAACAATAAAAGCGGCTTCGTTTGGGTCAAGATCAAAAGTCATGTTGTTCCTCAAAAAGGGCAATCTTGGTCAAAGTCATCAGCTTTGGGCTTACGAGTAGGCTCAGAACTTTGACGGGGGGCTTCTTCTTTTGGCCGAACAGTCAAAGAAAAAAACTTTCCAGTTGCACTTTCTTTAATCCAACCACTTAGCCAATAATCAACTCCATTGACATTTAAGGAACCAGAATATTCTGGCTGTGTCTCTTTTGTCTTTTTATTGTTTTTACCAAGGGTTCCTCGGTTTGTGTTGTCGTATTCCATGTATTACCCTTTCGCTTTTTTAAGTGCTGAACGCACAGTGGATGACATTTGGTTAGCCAACCAGACACGCTGATCAGCTTCCAACGCCTGTTCATCAATCATTGCAAGGGCTGCTTCTGCCTTCCCCTGGTTGACCAATTCTTCTACGCTCCTTGCTAAATCACGCAAGAATTCTTTGATGTCTTCAGGAAGATCTTCACCAATGCCACCACGAGGGGTTACAACAGGTGCTGTACCCTTGATCCCAGTAGTTGCATCCAAGGCATCGTGTTCAACGATTTCAAGCGCTGCAACCCACAAATACCTGCGAAGGTAGGTCTGTACTGCCCCAAGGTTTTGGACCTCATGACAGCCCTTTAAAGCTGCACTAGACATAGGCGATTCGATAACAATCATTTCTTCTGGCTTGTCAACATTGATGATTCGCATATCTGCTGTTTCTTTGCCAAAACTTACAATCCCTGCCAAACCATGAATGTTAAAGATTTGCAGTGCGGGGATAAGAAAGTCACCCAGTTCAAAATAGTAGTAATTGGCAAACTTGTTGTGGCCTGTTTTCTTGAGCTTGGAGCCATGAAAAGCTTCACGGGCAAGGTTTAGACGTTGATAGACATTCATTGCATTACTTTCCAAATGTTGCATCGTATTCATCTTGAATGATGTCACGCTGGGTGTCTTCATCAAAGTCTTCAAAGTTGATGAAGTGGTTTTCCTCGCAGCATGAGCGCTTGTCATTGCGGGGTGTCATACAGTAAGGGCAGTACTCAACGCCCCTAAGGTCTTCTTTTGCTTGTTCGAGAAATTCTTTCATAATTTACCTACAGGAGTTGCCAAAAGCCATTTGTTGCCAAGGAATCTGAGGGACCGTACCCACTGGTGGCAGTTGTGACGTTGTGTGTGTGTTGGCACACCTTCTACACAGTACAGTCGTCTGACTGTTTTCAATGCTTGAACATTCATTTGTATCTCCTTTTTGTTAAGCAGAGTGTGAATGTATCAGGCTTTTTATATGTTTTACATAGGGGTTTTCCCCTAGTGTTCTTTTCTTTCTTTTGTTGTAGGCTCACCCTATGAGCCACCAAACACACGAATTCGTTTTAGCTTACGAGCTAATCGTCCAAGCTACTGATCAGCTGGAGCCCTTGCTGCACCCAGATGATTTGGAGGCTAGTATTGTTGCCGTCCTGGCAACAGCACTAGAGATCGCTAGTAAACGTCAACTCAAGGAGATGCATGAAATCTACCAAACCAACGCCATTTGATTGGCAAACAAAAACCCCGTCCTTGTTTACGGCAACAGAGAAGGCAACCATGAACTTCTTTGCTGTAACCAAGAGCACTGAGCGCAAGCAGCTAAAAATTTACTCAAAGGCAGGTGCAAAATGATCTTTAACGCATTGGCAGAATTTCCCAAAGCTGGTTTGACACCAGACGAGAATGGTGAGTACCATATGGGCTTATCAGAAATGGCACGGTTCAGCGCTTTTCAGGAACAGCGTGACCGTGAGTTTGAAAACCGTCTTGACCGTTGGTTGAGCAATGACAGGGACATGCTATGAAACAAGGACTGTACGCCAACATTCACGCCAAGCGTGAGCGTATTGAAGCTGGATCTAAAGAGAAGATGCGTAAGCCTGGGAGCAAAGGTTCGCCATCTGCTGCTGACTTCAAAGATAGTGCAAAAACTGCTAAGAAGCCTAAAAAGAAATGACATCCGCTTGGACCAAAAAAGAGGGCAAGAATGCTAAAGGTGGTTTGAACGAGAAGGGACGCAAGTCCTACGAAGCAGCAAACCCCGGTAGCAACTTGAAAGCACCAGTAAAGTCTGGTGACAATCCTCGCCGTGCTAGTTTCTTGGCAAGGATGGGCAACATGCCTGGACCTGAAAAAAAGAACGGTGAGCCCACAAGGCTGCTGTTGTCGCTCAAGGCTTGGGGTGCAAGTTCCAAGGCTGATGCCAAGTCCAAGGCTGCTGCTATTTCTGCACGAAATAAGTCCAAGAAGTGATATAGTGTTTGAAACCCAGCTAGGCAGAGAGTAGCTACTCTGCTGAAAAGTGTCCCCTTCCACCTGCTGTGAGTTTCTTTTGAAGCGGGGCTTTGAACGGAAATAATCATGGGTATTAAATTCATGGCTATGGCTATTGATGCCAATACAGCCAATTCAGGCCAAAAACTGGTTTTATTGATGCTTGCAAACCATTGCAACGATCACACCAGACAGTGCAATCCATCACAAAAACTGCTTGCTGAAGAGTGCTCTATGGGCTTGTCAACGCTCAAGAATCACATCATTGCTTTGCAAGATTTAGGATATGTTGAAACTGTAAATGTCTTCAAAGACAACATACAAAAACCAAACCAGTATTTATTGAGGTTTCCCAGTAGCCAGAATCGGGCTACCCCCCCGTCAGGATCTGGCTACCCCCCCAGCCAGAATCTGGCTACAGAACCTGAAGTTAAAAACAGAATAGAACCTGTTAATCAAAAGAATAATTTTTTTGATGACTTCTGGAAAGCATATCCCCGTAAAAGCAACAAGAGTTTTGCCCGAAAGGTTTTTGAAAAGCTGAAGGTGGATCAGCAGTTGTTTGACAAGATTGTCCAAGCCATCAACCTGCAAAACAGAACTGTCTGGAAAGACAAGGACCAACAGTACATCCCACACCCATCAACTTGGCTTAACGGTGAACGATGGGAAGACGAGGTTTCTTCTTTTGTTAAACCAATGACCCAAGCTGAACGAGCAACCAACATTGCCCTTGGTAGACCAGCAGACCAACGACTTCCTACCCCTGAAGAACAAGCTGAACGTCAAAAACGGATTGCAATGCGATGAAAGGCCATGAACCACTTATCCACATGAGGATGCATGGCAAAGCTCCTCAGTGTGTCAGCATTGAAGACCACAGGTCCTTGAACAGCCATGATTGGCATCTTTTTGGTGACATTCCTTGCATCAATGTCGATGGTGATGAACTTCACTCCATTGATCTACGGTTTTGTGTTGGACTGATCGTGCAAATCAGTAGCTTTTCAGAAACCAGAGCAAAAACACTGTTATTCATTGCTAAACAAGCAAAAGCAAGGGTAATCACTAGTTGTGTACTAATTCCGAATGCACCACACTGGAAGCAGACAGGTTGGTCAGAAATATACACATCATGATTATCAATAACGACACAGTAAATTTCGCTCTTTACATGAAAGAGACAGACGCTCAGGCCAAGGTCAAGAGTGCTTTTATCTATGCTGAAGCATTGAAAAACAAGCTCCGACTGAAAAAGTCGGTCAACCCTATTGTTTTGCCCTGGTACGGACAGAAGGACAACTTTGAGTTCCGTAAGGGTGAAGTGACCATTTGGGCAGGACAGAACAGCTCAGGCAAGTCTTTGGTGACCTCTCAAATTGCTTTGTCCCTGATGGGCCAAGGTGAGAAGGTAGCCATTGCGTCTTTCGAGATGAAGCCTGTCACAACCTTACAGCGTATGGCAAGGATGTGGATAGGCATGAACCCTATGGCTCCTGAGTTTCAGACTGAGGAAGGGTTTAAGTCCATTGATGACCTGTTTGACCAGTTTAGCTATTGGTCTGAGGACAAGCTTTGGCTGTACGACCAAATGGGTGCTGTTGACCAAGCTTTGATTATCGGGATGTGCAGGTACTGTGCAAAGGAGCTTGGCATTGGTCACATCATGATTGACAACTTAGCAACTTGCGTTATGGGTGAAGACGACATGTCTGGTCAAAAGAACTTTGTTTCTGAGTTGATCAACATTGCACGAGACTACAACACTCATATTCACTTGGTTCACCACTTGCGTAAACCAGCGAACGAATATTCTATTCCCGGCAAATACGACACAAAGGGTTCTGGTGCAATTGTTGACCTTGTTGATAATGTTTGGATGGTTTGGAGAAATAAAGAAAAAGAGGACGAGATTAAAGATATTGGTCCTGCTTCAGGTAAGTATCACGATGCTGACCAAATGTTGTTTTGCCGAAAGCAAAGGAATTACGAGGGCTCAGGTAATGGTGAGCCAAACATAAAGCTGTGGTTTCATGCTGATGCTCAGACCTATGTTGAAAGAGCTGGCGATGATCCCATGTTCTTTCCAAACTGGCCCCACATACGATCAGGGTAAACACTGATGTACGAATACAGCAAAATAAAATCAAATTACAGTGACCGAGTTCAAATCGAACAAGGTGAGGCAAGAGTAATTTTCCGATCCTGGCAAACAACCAAAGACAACGAGTTTGTCGTAGGTATGTTGGAAAGAGCAGAAAAAATGTATGGCATGGGTGCAAAGGAAAGGATCAGATCCTACCTAACCCAAATGAAAGAAGGAACATTGGAATGAATAATTGTGAGCACAAATGGGAATCCATTAAAGGTCCTGGCATGTACCACTGCACTAAATGTGGTGCTTTCAGGAGGATTATCAAATGAACGAAGACGAAAAGCCAACCCCGGCTGATAAACAGTTGGTCTGGGTGGTGGTGGCATTCATCACGTTGATGCTGGGGCTTTTAACTTTGAGGAGTTGTTTATGACACCGAACAGAATCCAGTTCAGCGGCACAGACAGCACATGGGTGATGCGTATTACCGCAGATCGCCGCATTGAAGTTAACGAAAACGTTGAGGTCACTAAAACGGCGCAGGATGTTCTGGGTGCCTTGCAGCATTTGTTGAAGCCAGCACCTGTGCAGGAGCCTGTGGCGCATGCTGTGTTCACAGTGCTGGAGGGGTTTACGCTTCCGCATGATGTTCGAAAGATTCTCGAAGCCGCTTACTACACCTTACCCGCAGCACAGCGGCAATGGGTTGGGCTGACTGAGGAGGAGCGCACAGAAATTAGGCGAGAACATTACGCACGAACACTTCCACTTATGGATGCGGTTGAAGCCAAACTCAAGGAGAAGAACACATGACTTTTCAAGTAATCTTTCAAGTTGAAGGCACACCTGTACCAAAAGGTCGTCCAAGATTTGCCAGGAGGGGCAAGTTTGTCTCAACTTACAGCCCAAAAACCACAGTTGACTACGAAACCAAGGTTGCTGACGCTGCAAAGATAGCAATGGGCTCACAGAAGCCTTTAGAAGGCCCCATAGTGACCTGTATTTACATCACCCTGCCTACCCCAGCCTCCTATAGTAAAAAGCGCACCAAGGCTTGTTTATCAGGTGAAGAGCGTCCCACCAAACGCAGTGATATCGACAACTTTTGCAAAGCTCTTTTTGATGGCATGAACGGCATTGTCTTTGTAGATGACAGTCAAGTGGTGTCTTTACACGCCACAAAAGTGTATGGGACTGTGGGTCTGGTAGAGATCATGGTCCAAGAACATCTGATGTAAGGGTATGTCCCTATTCCAATCAACTTGATTGAGCTCCACAATTGGTTTGCCAATCACGGCATCAAAGGAAATGCAATGAAAGTTACGACCACAGTCCACATCTATAACTCCCAGTACTCATGGGAGACAACACCCAGATTTAGCGTTTACTCTCTTAAAATCGATGATAGTGAGCACATGACCTATGTAGGCGCTCAAGAAATTGAAGTTGAAGTGCCTGACAGTTATGACCCGAGGGCTCAAAAGATTGCTGCTCTTGAAAAGCAAAGGCAAAAAATCATGGCTGACTATCAAAAAACAGTCAATGAGATCAATGAGCGTATTTCTAAACTGCAAGCCATTGAATACACACCATGAGAAAGAAAAGCAAATACAAACCCAGACCAGTATGTCTAGACAACATGCACTGGGTAGTGTCTGGCATGAAAAAGGTAGGAACTCTACCTACTGCTGGTGTAGCGCTGAAGCTAAAGAACCATGAGGCTTTGGACTCCATCTTAAAAGGTGAGGCTACAAAAGATCATCTTGATGTCCTAATTTATGCTGTAAACATGGCTGAGGCCATGATCCGCATACGGGATGACTTAGGTGCTGATTGGGCAGCAGAGATAAGAGCTGCTCAAGACGCTATCTACACAATGGCTAAACGAGGTGTGGAGAAGAACCGCTTTGCTTTTACAGGTCCTGAGATGAATGCTGTAAGGGTGGTGATGGATGTCCATGATGCCCAGCTAGATGATTGCAGTGTCAAAGAGATGGAGAGGGCTTTGGAGCTGGTTGCGGAAGAGATCCGGCTAAAGAAGTGCCGACCAATCGTGGAGGCTGTATGAGAGATGCGATAGAAATGGCCCGTCAAGCTGGCTGGGAAATGGACGACAGTCTGGTTCTTGAGCCTGAAGTTATTTGGTATATGAGCCAAGGGCAACTTGAGCGCCTTGTTGCTATTGTCCGTGCTGATGAGCGTGAGATTGCTATTGAAAGAGCGTTTGTTGCAATGCTAGGCGCAAGCCATGAGTTGACATTACGTGTAGTCCGAGCCATTCGAGCAGGTAAGACATGATCCACTATCACGGTATGCCAATTACCCCGGCTACAGCAGCAGTAGCCGCTGTACAGGCTGGGCATGGGTTTGTTTCTTTTCAACACCCCGATCAGCTTGGTATTGCTGCTGAAGTTTGTCAATCATTTGCTGTTGACAATGGTGCTTTTAGTGCCTGGAAAAGCGGCAATCCAAGGATTGATTGGTCAGACTTTTACGAATGGGCATTGATGTGCAAAAAGATGCCCAACTGCGACTTTGCCGTCATCCCAGATGTGATTGATGGCACTGAAGACGACAACAATGCCCTTGTTCGTGCTTGGCCTTTGGGTAACTTCTTTGGAGCTCCTGTTTGGCATATGCATGAATCAATCAGCAGGTTGACATGGTTGGCTCGGACGTTTCATCGTGTTTGCATTGGGTCATCTGGTGAATTTGCAGAGATTGGAAATTCTTTGTGGTGGGGTCGAATATCAGAAGCAATGAATGCCGTTTGTCCTGACGGAAGTCCAGTTTGCAAGCTTCATGGTTTGCGGATGCTTGACCCTGAAGTATTTACAAAGTTGCCATTTGCATCTGCTGACAGCACAAACATTGGAAGGAATGTAGGTATAGACAACAAATGGAGAAATGGGAATTACCCTCCACCAACAAAAGAAGCAAGAGCAATGGTTATGAGGCAAAGAATTGAATCTTATAACTCTGCACAAAAATGGATCAAACAACCAATTCAGGAAACATTAATATGAAAACAGCAATCGCAATTTACGCCTTGGCAATGACTGCCGCCAACTTGTCTATTTCGCATTTTGGCCCTTGGGTATCACCAATTAACTCATTTTTGTTTATTGGCCTTGATTTGGCTTTGCGTGACTTGTTGCATCAAAGGTTAAAAACATGGCAAATGGGATGCCTAATTGTTGGCACTGGTTTGTTGACATATTTGCTAAACCCTGCTGCTGGAATGATTGCAATTGCGTCTGCCGTTTCATTCACTGCCGCATCTGTTGTTGATTGGGCTGTGTTCGCAAAACTTACTGGCACATGGATCAAACGAGCAAACGGTAGCAACATTGCTGGCGCTGCTGTGGACAGCGTTGTATTCCCTACGTTGGCTTTTGGTGTTTTGATGCCTCAAATTGTTGCCATGCAATTTGCAGCCAAAGTTGCAGGTGGTGCTTTCTGGGCTTATGTAATTTCAAAAGTTAAACATGACTGACGATCCATTTCACTACGAAAAGCCTGAATGGTTGGTGCTTAAACAGCGTGAACATAACAGGCAACTCAGAGAGAAACGACTAGGTAGGCCAATAGGAACTTGGGGTGGTAAACGTCAGGGTGCAGGTCTGAAGAAAAAGACAGAAGAACCCAAGTACACCAACCTAATCGCATTAACTTTAAACAGCATCCAAAAACAAGTACTCATAGAAATGGGTAATGGTGATCTGGATACTGGTGTACAGAACTTAATCAACGAACACATTTGAAAGCAATGTATGGAAATAAGCCCAGAAAAAGCCATTCGTTATATCCAAGACAATGCAGAGAAATATGCAAAAGCTAAGGGTGATGTGGCGTATACAGAGAACTACCTGAAAGTGGTTAAGTCTCAACAAATGAACAAGAGTGAATCAAGCTCTCTTGGTCAACGAGAAGCAGATGCCTATGCAAGTGCTGATTACATTCAAGCCATTACTGCCAACAAACAGGCAGTGGAAGAAGAAGCCCACCTAAAGTGGATGCTAACAGCAGCACAAGCAAGAATTGAAGTATGGAAAACACAGGAATACTCCAAACGATCTGAGTTGCGGAACTTGTCATGAGGGTGCTTATTGCATGTGAATATTCTGGAAAGGTCAGGGATGCTTTTGCTGCCCTTGGACATGACGTAATGTCTTGTGACCTGCTACCAACTGATTCGCCTGGTAAACATTACCAAGGTGATGTATTTGACATCATCAATGATGGCTGGGACCTGATGGTTGCTCACCCACCATGCACTGACTTAGCCGTTAGTGGGGCTAAACACTTTGCTGCTAAACAGGCTGATGGTCGTCAAGCTGCTGCATTGAACTTTGTCCAAAGGTTGCTGAATGCTCCTATTGACCGCATTGCTTTGGAGAACCCTGTCAGCATCATTAGCAGCCGTATCCGTAAGCCTGACCAAATAATTCAGCCTTGGATGTTTGGACATGAAGCCACAAAGACAACGTGCCTTTGGTTAAAAAACCTGCCTCACTTGAAGCCAACAAACATTGTTGACAAGGGTGCTAGACACATCACAAAGAGTGGAAAAAGCTTGCCCACTTGGTACAACCTGCCACCAAGTGCTGATCGTTGGAAGATCAGAAGCGCAACATTCCAAGGTATTGCAGATGCAATGGCTAAACAATGGGGTAACAATGAACAACAAACTGAACGCCAAAGAGAGATTGCATTTAGCTAGGGTTAAGGAGCTATCATGCTCTGTATGCGATGCACCTGGGCCGAGTGATGCCCACCACATTGAGCAGGGTTTGCAATATACTTGCATAGCACTGTGCAAAGACTGTCATCAAGGATCTATTCTTGGTTGGCATGGTCAAAAAAGGGCTTGGTCCATCAGAAAGATGGGTGAGCTAGATGCACTCAACATTACGATTCAAAGGTTACTCCATGAACTACGGTGAATTCCTGTTGACCTTGATGCACTCGTCAACCAACACACAGATCCTGCATCGCCAGACAAAAAGCTATGCCGAGCACATCGCCCTGGGTGAGTTCTATCAAGCCATCATCCCTTTGGTAGACACTCTCACAGAGGCTATACAGGGCCTAGAAGGCGAGATCATTGACTACCCTGTTGACTACTACGGTCCAGCATCTAATGGCCTTGAGGAGCTATCCTCGTTGCAAGAGTACGTTGCAGAAGAACGTAAGACCCTGCCAGCCAACAGTGAGATTCAAAACATCGTTGACGAAATTGCAGATCTGATTAACAGTACGCTATATAAGCTAAAATTCTTGAAGTGATTTCCTTGAACGAGTGAATTTAGACCCCCTAACCGGGGTCTTTTTTTTGGTCAAAAGTTTAAAAACCTGCCTGAAATCCAGAAATGCCCTGGTCAACAAAAACAAAGGTCTAAAAAAATTGAGGGGGGGGGTCTTTTATTTCTACAGAAATTTCCATTTTTTTGGGTCAACGAGGGGGGTCAACAGGGGGGGGCAATAAGGGTTTACCCCCATAGAATCACATAAAACAGCTCAAAACAGCTTAAAACAGCCTACAATCGCACAATGCATATGTATGCACCATAGGTGGCAGAAACCCCGAAAAGTGCCCTAAAAGCCCGTTAAATGCCTTTGATGTATGGTTTTACAGTGAGACAGGCTACCGCCTAGCCCTAGGGGGCTATCAATCGAAAACGCTACCGCCTAACCCTATCGGTTATTAATCGGGAAAGCTTCGCCCCAGCGTTATCGCCAAAAGAAAAACAAAAAAGCCCCGAAGGGCTTATCGTTTGAAGTCTGATTCGGTCATTGATAGGATGAATTCACAAGGATCATCCATAAATTCATAGACTTCATCTATTCGCCGCCTTAGGGCTATCACTTCATCATCATTGAATAGTTGCCCTTGATCATTGATAACTATTGCCGGGTCATCTTCAGGATGAAACAACAATCCATCTTGATCAAGACAAAAGAAGAAACCCTCACAATCTGCAAAGGTCGTTAGGGGTTCCAAAAAATAGGGTTTCATGGTCATCCCCTAATGAAATCATGGATGAAGACTTCAAGGATATCAACCCTTTCTAAGTGCTCAAAATCCCCGTTAGCATCATTCCATGCTATCGCCTTTCTGAGCTCTTCAGTAGGTGCTTTATAGATGATCCATGCATCATCCGGGACACCATGGAATAACCGGATCAATTGACCCTCTTTAAAATCATATGAAATCATTTTTTTGCCCTTTGTCTAAATTCTTCAGTTAATAAAACAAGCTTCGCCCTAGCAATTAATGCAAGTAATTTATTCATAATCAAACCAATCATCCTCATCAAATGGTTCATGATAAAAGTATGATGAAGCTTCTAGTTTATTCCAACCAAAATGCTTTATTAGATAATTTATTCTGTTTTCCCAATCGTTTGGGAATTCATCATATGAAGTGTAAATATCAAGGGTTTTCATATTAGACCTTAATTAATCGGATAACTTTGCCCATTTTCTTACCATGGGCAGGGTAAGCAATTAGAGGGATTGATTTATCCCAGCATGCACGGCATCCGGAGCAATTACCCCCATTAGCATATGCTTCGCATAATTGGATACCTTCAGAAGCTTTGAATGTCTCAGGATCTGGCCCAATTACTGAGCCATGCAGACCGGGGATATATTCGCCAATAACGCTATCAGAAGAGAATCTAACCATTACGTTTTGCAAGCTTTGCATTTCCCGCAAAACTAGGGCAAATTTAGGGAATTTGTGCATTCTTGTTGGTAGCCAATGCTTACACCATGGTGTCCGGATCATTACTTCGAGCATTTTTTCGGCAAGACCTAAAGAATACATATCGCCCGAATCAAACCAACGAAAATATCGGTCTTGGTCTAACTCTTCCACCATTTCATCAACCCAATCAAGACGCTGCCAATCTTCACGATTGGACAATCTAGGGGCTTTTACATTAGGATAGTTATAGTTACCTGTAGTGGCATAGCATCCCTTGCATGCATCAACTAATACACCCGGACTAGACAATGATCCGGGACAAGTGTCTAAAGCCTGAAGAGACCACGAACGAGCATTAAGCTTTGAAGTGTTGGATATTTTGATCATTACATTTCCAATTAGTGAAGATTTATTTAATGTGAATTACTTGAAAATGGTTTTTCAAGTATTCAATTGGGTTATTAAACATGGCATCAAGCAAGTTTTTGGGTTTTGGTTGATCAACCCAGCGGATGGAAAAAATGCGGGTCTTGGTTTGATCAATTGCTTTTTGTTCATAAAAACGATTCATCAAAATGCACATAATTTTTGTGTGGCATCTTTTGTCAATATTGCATTGTGTTAATGCGCCTTTATGGGTTTTGTAACCCTTAGGATTTCCAACAATGTCACCGTTACAGTCAAAGATAAAAAACATAATCAACCCCCGTAAATGATGAAAAAAAGAACAAATGGTGCGCCGATAGTTGCAGCGAAGATAGTGGCATGCATCAAGTCAATAAAAAATCTTTTCATGATCAATCCCCTAAACGATGTGCATCTCGTGAAGGGTCAAAAGATGATGCGTCTTCATCTTGGAAATCCGCAATGATGGCGGGTTCGATAGCGTCTTGAAGCTCTGACAGGTCATCTTCAGTCAAGAGATCTAACACGCTAGTGCCATCCAACATGGCATCATCTAATTGGGTCTTATAGATCCCATCTTCATCCATCCATGCGCTACCTTCAACCCATAGGTGAGCATTGCGGATCTTGTATTCGAATTCTGTTTTAACGTCTGGCCTAGTGATCATGATGGTCCTTTGTTGGTGATTGTGATTTAAAAATTGCGCCTTGGGAGTGATTGTGTTTGGGCGCATCTATATTTTAGCGATTGTCTATAGTTTTCTTCTAGGTGTTTTCCCTAGGTCTAACATCTATTTTTACTTCAAGTGAAATCAAATGTAAGCATGCATTGTGTATAACTTGTGGATAACTTTGGGTTGTTTGAGTAGGCGGAAATCCGGTCTAGAGCATGGCAAAAAAAGAAAAGAAAAAGAAACCCAATTCCCTGCAAAGCCAATGTACATAAAGGATACAAGAGACAAGAGACAAGCTTCAAGGTTTCCAGCGTCTGACTATTCCAGACACTACAAAACACTGGAAAACATCAAAGTGATTGGGCCCTTGCCCGCATGCTTATTTACAGCCTCTACAGAGTGAGAATAGACCCTGATGGCTACTACCCCCCTAGGAATATCTAGACCCCCCTAGAATCGCGTCCTAGTGCGTTTAACCCCCCTAGATTACGGAGGGGGTAGGCCTGGACCAGGAGCAAAAAGAGGGGGCCCACTCCCCCATTCCCAAATTTTCTACAAAAACTTTTCCACCCAATACACATAACCCAAACCTAATATAAACCAACGTATTACATAACATGCTCTAGAAGCGGAAAAGTGCGGTTAAACACGGGTTTATACAAAGGTTTGCCCAACAGAAATGTAGTACTTGGAGTCCTGTATAAATTTTTTTGCTCAAAACTTTTCAGGTTGCTAGAATGCGGTCGGTGGTTAAGCAGTGAAAGCTGTAGGGCTGGGGGATCTCGGTTGCCACCTACTATTGAAAGGCAATGTATGAATCACGAGTGGACGCTCTCACATCCGCTGCATGATGTGGATGACATCGTTGAGTTGGCTGACAGTGTGTTTGGCAGGGAAGCTGATGGGATTCTTACCA